GCTGTAATGGCATCACCAACTGAAGTCTTTATGGCTTCCCACTTATCAGAGATTGCAGTCTTAATATGCTCCCAGATGGAAGATGCAGTCGATTTTATGTTGAGCCAGGCGGTGGTGGCGGCGGTTTTGATCATGCTCCAAGCTGCTGCCCAGTCACCTGAAAAAACTGCAGTGAGGAATTCGATTATCCCGGCCAGAGCCGTTTTCAGTCCGGCGATCAGCCCTTCTATTGCTGCGGCGAACAGCGGGCACTTTTCCTTGATGGTATCCCAGTTCTGCCACATAAGCACCCCGACTGCGATAACAGCGCCAATGATCACCACCAATGGGCTGAAGGAACTGACCAGCTTACCGATCCCTGCGATGAATGTTCCTAATGTTTTGACGATAGTAATAATTTTTCCCACGAACTCGACAGCTGCCCAGGCCGCAAAGAAAGCTGCCACAATCGTGGCTACTGTCCGGATTGTCTCGCCATGGGTCGCGCACCAATCGGAAAAGGATTTCAAGGCTACGATAATCCTGTCCCAGATGTCCAGGAAGACGCCGCCCGTCCATGTAGCAATCGGCTGCAGCACATTATCCCAGAACCACTGCCAGAGCGGCTGCAGAGCAATCAGCACATTATTTGCTATGGTGATCACAGTGCTCAGCGTATCGAAGAAACGCGGCAGGATTTCATTCGCTGTCCACGTCCCGAGCGGGACAAGCACATTTGTCCAGAACCATAACAGGGCATCCCAGAGACGAGCAAGCGCGTCGCTGATCCGATCCCAGTTCACCGACATCAGACCTTCATTCAGTGCATTGACGAGCCCTGGTATACCAGTGCCCATAACCCATGATCCGACCGGTTCCAGGAAGCCATGGTAAAAATCAACCAATGCACCATAATAAAATTCGCCAAGCTTCTTCAACCCATTATCCCAGAGATTTTTCAGGGCATCGACAGCAGGCTTGCACCCGTCAACAATCAGGTCGAGCAGGCCTTTCATCTTCAGGGCGAGCTTATCAACAACCGTATCCCCTTCTTCCAGCTTGCCGAAATCCATCTGTGCAAGCTGGCTTGCTGCGCCTGCCGAAGACGGCAGCGATGAGGATCCGGAGCTCTTCGGGACACTCGGCACGGCAGAGGTCCCGGTATCAGATGCTTCCTTCTGGTACTTGTTGATATGATCCAGCGGAGAGAGGTAGTTCTCTGCCTCTTTGGCTGCCTTCTTGGTCTGGGCCGCCGCATCGCTCATGGCGTCTGCATAATCGCCTGCCGAAGTCGCAGCATCGTCCATTCCTGTAGCGATCTCCGCCACCGGCTCAACGGCGCTTCCGGAGTTTGTAGAGGTGTCCTGGTTCTTTCCGGTCAGCAGGACGGTCAGGGCCTTGAAGGCGCTTGCCACCTTAGCAACAGCCTCCAGAACCTTATTCAGCAGCTGCAGGGCCGGTGTCAGGAGGTTAATAAACCCCTGCCCCAGATTTGCCTTAATTGACTGCAGCTGAAGGTTCAGGATCCTGGTCTGGTTCGCCCAGGAATCAGTTGTCCTGGAAAAGTCATTTTGGGCATCCTTTGTTACATCAAGCAGGTAATTATATCGTAAGAGCGCCTGCTCCTGCTGAGTCATCTGGCTATAGGCCGTAGCCATGCCCTGTGCTAATCTGTACTGTTCCAGATTTGCTGCAGAGAGGTTAATACCCAGCTGCTTAAGGGGTTCCGTCTCTCCAGTGATGCCAGCGCGGATCTTCTGGAAGGCTTCGTCTGTATCCAGGTTATAGAAAGATGCCATATCTCCCGCCAGGCCTGCCATTTTGATAGACATCTCTGACAGAGCATCCCCGGTTATCCCCATGGACTTGAACATGGCGCCCATTGTTGACGCATATTGTTTAGCGGAGAGTTCCGACAGGCCGTATTGCGTGGCTGCAGTCCTGGCGAATTCATTTATCGCTTCGGACATTTCCCCGAATGTGACATTTACCACGTTCTGGACTTCTTCCAGATCGGATCCGAGCTCGATACACTCTTTGGAGAATGCAATGATCTGCCTGACCGCAAACGCGCCGGCGATGATGCCGCCAAGTTTCTTGAAAGCATTGCCCAGCCTGCCGGCCATGCCTTCTATGTTTCCAAGGCCCTTTTGGGCGCCGGAGGTGTCGACCTTTGTGCTCAGGATGATCGATCCATCATATGTTGCTGCCATTTGACACCTCCTTTATCCCCAAAGCTCTTTGAGCGCTTCCTCTTCGGACAGCTTGGCCTTTATATCAATCAGTTTCTTGTTTTCTCTGTAAAATTCCTGTTCCCATTTCTCCAGCTTCTTGCGCTTCGCCTTCTTCTGGCGGATCTGGACAATGTTGGAAAAGAGGCTCTCGCCAATCTCCATGTAGTAGCCCAGAAACGTCCACCAGTGCAGGTAGGGCATTGCGCGGACATCACCCGTACCTGCTACCCGGTTGATGGCAGGAATGATGATATCCGCGTCCTGGTCCCAGTCCATAAGGACCGGCCTTTTTCGATCTTCCTTTTCAGGCTCCCGACCTGCATCAATGAACAGGACTGCCTGTTCGCACGCCTCTTTGATGTCAGGTCCTGCGATTTTCAAATGATCGGGGTAAAGGATCTGCAGCATGACCTGAGTCTTTGCCCAGTCCGGCAGATCCGGATCATTAAATGCTCGCAGGATGGTCAGGATATCCCGGAAGTCGGTTCTGATCGGATAGTCAACGCCCCCGATCTTCAGGGACGTTGGCAGTTTCCAGCTATTCATTTCTCATAGTCCTTGGTGTACTTGTCGATATGGCGCTGCACCTTCTTCAGCCGCTGACGGGTTTCCGCCTCAACAACAACAGAAATCCCGGCCAGAACGCTTTCAATGTACAGCTGCCCATCCTCAAGCGGGGTAAGCGGTGAGCAGACAGCCCAGAGGGGCGATGTGTCACAGCCGAAAAGCATATCCATTTTCGCCTTAAGCTCCGCGGATGCCTTTTTCAGCGCCGGTTCTGCACCGTCCTCTTCTTTGCTTGCCTGCCCCAGCTCCTTAAAGATCCCGCTCAGGCTCTCGACAACCTCGTTGTAACGTTCCACAATGCCCAGATCGGACGGGTTAAACCGAAACACGCCGATCTCATTGCCGTCCTGATTAACCAGCTGATATGACTTTGTTCCATCAGATATGCGGATCTGTTCCATGTGCTTTTTCCTCCCTCAAAATTATTCAGCGTCTGCAGTGAACGTCGGCACCTTATTGGCAAAGGCAACAGTGCCCTTTGTGCGGTTGCCGGCGTAGTTGATGGTGAACGGGATAGACACGCCAGAGGTATCACCACCGATGGAGGTAGGTACCAGATAGCAATCCTCCTTATAGGCCAGATGGCCGGTTGCTTCGGTGTCCTCGACGATCACCTCAAGGACGGAGGTCTTGCAGTCATCACCGCGAAGACGTCCCATGGCAATATCCCGCAGCTTCGGGTACAGCGGATCAGACGGATCAGCGTAGAACGGGTCCGCTTCTGTGGAGGGTTCATATCCGCTGTGGGAGAAGGAGGTTTCGTCCAAAATATTCTTCTTGGTCTCGGTATCGGGATTCAGCTCGGTGGCCATTTCCTCGATATCTTTACCGATCCAGTACCAGGAAGGCGTCCCGGTGCCCCCGAAGGTTGTGTCTACAAACGTTCTGTAAGCGCCACGTGTAAGCTTCATTTGTAAGCTCCTTTCTAATTTGATGTGTCAAATTCCTTATAAACAATCCTGCCCTGGATCATGTACCTGGCCACGCCCTCCTCAGCATTTACACTGGCAAGGTTGGGCATGTCCTGCAGCACCTCTATCCGCTCGATCTCGCAGTTCGCGCCGAAGTCCGGATAGTTCTTCTGCCGGTCCTGCTCCTCGATCCAGTCCATGAATGCCTGCCCCAGCTCCATGGCCTCTGTGTTCAGCAGATCCAGCGGATCGGAGGAATACAGTCTGACGATGATGAAGGCAAAGGCGTACTGCCGCTGCTGATCTCCGTTGATGTATGTCCGGATGTTGCGATCGTTATACTGAGGCAGGATAGCTACAGAGTCAGCTGTTTCCGGGGAATAATTAAAGCCCAGTACGCTGCCGACCAGCTCCTGGACTTTATCCGCGAAATATACTTTTACTGCTTCATGCTTTGTCATCTCGGCCTCCTGTTCAGCCATCTCTGGTGTGCTCTGATCACTTCGTCCCCTCTGGCCGTCCACATGGCCTTGTCCCAGTGAGACGTAGCAAGAGCATGCTTTGCTTTGCTCTGCTTGAGCTCCCTGCGAGGGCGTGCCGGGATTTTATGTTCACCGTGCGAGGCCCATGGGCGCCCTGTTTCCGAGGATACATACAAGATCCCCTCATACTGATAATGTGCATAAGGGGATTGATAATGGATTAATCCTGTGCCGTCTTTGACGTAGAGACGCACATCCTGGGAAAGTACAAGGTTCCTTGCGGGGATGTATGGAATCATCAACCTATGGCAGTTCTTTGCCAGTCGGAGCGCGCCTTCATCACCACCGGAGCGCTCATAGGCGATCTGCTTTTTGCTGCCGATCCACTTGAAATCCATTTTCATGGCCGTCATCCCCCCAGTCGGTAATGCTTATCCATCAGATGGGATGTGTTGTCAGCAAAGGCCGTCACCAGGAAGGCATCCGGCTTGTGCGCATTCAGGATCTCGGCAGCTCTGTGGCCTTTTTCCTGGCTGATTTCATCCGTGCATTCACCCAAGATTACCAGATCATTTTTCGAGACAGCAAAGCCCGCTCCGGCCTCAGACAGAGGTATCCGTACGGTGTACGTGTTGGACACCCTTGCCTGCGCGCCGTCCTGGCTGACAGTCATCTGCGCATGGTAGAAGCAATTATGCAGGACGGTCCGGATCCATGTTCCAGCCTGCTGATGATACAGGGTGATGGTATGCACATAATTAGGATTCATAGTGCCTCACCCCCGCATACAGCAGGCCGAGCATCCCCAGGTACAGCCTGCATAGCCGCGCGATCTCTTTCCGCTTCCCGGTTTCGGTGTAGATGGACTGCCCCAGATCCACAGATCCGGACTGTCCATCATTGCTCCAGCTGGCAAGCGGCCCGGAGAGCCCCTGCGTGATGTTCTTCTGCGCCTGTTCCTCTGCCGTGTACAACAACTCAGCAATTGCACAGGTGCAATCCTTCACCGCATCAGGGGCTGTCTCCAGCTTTGCAGCAGCTCCATGCGTTGCCTGATCGATCTCGAGGGATGCCAGCTTTGCCCATCTGTTAAATGCTTCTGAGGGGATCAGCGTCCCGGCGAACTCACCCGAATAGTATTCGTAATCGGCGTACATGCATCATCCCCCCTGCGCTGCCAAGAATGCAGTGATCATCTCGGCTTTAGTCATTGATGTCGATATGCCGCTGTATCCCAATTCAGTGGCCAGTCCCGCGATCTGGGCCTTAGTCAAAGCTTCGAGCTCAGATTGGCTGAACTGGCCGTCACTGTCCGAATCGGCAGCGTCTATCAGTTTCCCCCGCCACCAGCCTCGGCGTTTCCGTTGCCACCAGCTGCCACGGTTCCCTGCACGAGGATCGCGAACGGGCATCTGGATGCCGCAGTCGGCTGCAGGGCGTTGATCGGGTTCGGGATCTCCCAGCCCAGTCTCATCACTGCACGCAGGGCAACCATGTCGTTCTGCATCAGGTTGTAAGCGATGCTGCCATCCGGATTCTGCACAACACCTTCGGTGAAGATCTTATAGGTCAGATCCTGGCGGATGGAGTATACCAGCTGGCTGAAATCACCGGAGATCATGAGCGCCTGCGTCTTATCGAAAGCGCCGTTATTCGGGAAGGACATGCCGGAGCCATCAAGAGTGTAGGTCGTGCCTGACTGCATGTCAGATTTAAACAGCGGCTGTCCCTGCTCATCTCTCAGGCCGCGCAGTTTCGCACGCATGGAGATATCGGCCATATGGCCGTTGACGAAATAACCATCTTCCTCAACCTTTGCAATCACGCCGTTTTCGCCCATGATCACATCATACAGGTCAGTGGTTCCGGAAGCCGGAAGGGTCACGACATTGCCCGCTGCCGTAGCAGTGGCAACAACACCGGCTCTCCAAGAGGTCGGCTTGTCAGTGCCAAACAGAACGGCGCTGTCGATAACCTTGCCAAAAGCTTCCTGCAGACGCGGTCTTACCTCGCCCCAGATGTCATATTCTGCATCATCCAGCACAGCTTCCGGGATCGGCACGATAACGGCGATCTCTTCAGCAACGAGGAACTTTTTGTCCCACTGCATTTTCGTGGTCTTTTTCTGGCCGGCATCGCCATTGACGAAATATGCCACCGGCAGCATATCCAGCACCGGCACTTTGTACTGGCGCGCGGTCATGTTCTGCAGTCTGCGGCCTCTGCTAAGCACTGCGGACTGGGCAATGATGCCCTGGACGATCTCACGGGACTCCTGCACCGGGATCAGCGCATCTGCACCGGTTCTGTCAATACTGGTTGCAGTACCTGCTGCATCATCAAACATTCTCAAATTCATGAGCATCTTATTTTTATTCATGGTTTCTCCTTTCAGCGCCTTGCGGCGTTTCTGATCGCGTCATTGATAGACGCATTTTTACTCTCCGAGCTGCCTTCGGATCCACTCCCAGTGGATGTGGATACACGGTACCCGCTGCCGGCATATCTTGGGTTCTCCTTCAGGAACTTGTCCGCAGCCTTTTTGAAGTCGGTTTTGTCATCGACCAGCTTGCCAACTTTAAACATCACATAATCCAGGTCATCGGCTTTGACGTTCTTGTCCCGCAGATAGTCCCTGTGATCACGTTCCTCGAGCTGAGCTTTATACTGATCACGCTCCCGCTCCAATGCGCTGGCATCCGGCTGCCGTGATGCCTTGTCGCGTTTATATTGTTCGATGGCCGCCGCAGCTTCCTGCTCTGACAGACCCTGCTGCTGAAAATAGCTTTTCAGCGCTGCCTTGGATGCCCTGTCGGCCCTGCTGGTTGCGATCTCATCGAGCTGCTCATAGGTAAATGTTCCTCCGGCGCTTTGCTGGCCACCGTTACCAGATCCGGCGTTCTGGCCGCCGTTGCCGTTACCATTGTTGCCTTCATCATCAAACAGATGCAGGTTCATCAGGTATCTGTATTTCATATGGACCTCCATTTTTCGGGTGTGTGAACCCCTCAGAGCTTTTAACGCCTTCATGGATTGGGCAATAAAAAACAGACCTCATTATGGGTCTGTGATGAACGTGATGCAGTTGTATTGTTCGTTTATGGCCAGGAGTCCGATGTACCAGGCATCGACCAGAAGCCTGCCCTTGTCGCACAGCTCCTGCCACTCAATAATTGTCTTCCCATCGCCAGTGTCGGCGCGGATCCGGTTGTCGGTCAGTCGCTCCAGGGCATTGATCAGCGTGCAGGTCAGCGCAGATATAGCGCTGCACACGATGTCCTGGCCATCTATGTGGTAGCCGGCGTGGCCATCCATCCGGATGCTGTGATTTGTCAAATGTACTGTGATCATGATTTTCTCCATGCTATACTTTCTTCACAGGTCACTGCCATGGCCGAGTCTGAAGAAAGGATATGAATTATGACAAAAGAAGAATTCATCGATGCCTTTATGGATAATTTGCAGTTTACTCTCGACAACAACCGCGAAGATATTATTGTCAAGGTAACCGAAGGCATCCTTCAAGAGCTGGACAAAACCCAAGTCAAGCTCTGCGACAGAATTATTCGCGCAGCTGTTCAGATTTCCTGCAGTACTCTACTCGACGAATTATGTGAATTGCAGGTAATCGAACCAGAGAAGTGGACTCTTCGCGAACAACGTCCTGAATTACGTCTGATAAAGGGCGGTCTTCATGACAAAACCGATTAACGCTCATCTGCTGGCCTTGC